GATTCTTACTTCTAATGATTGTGATGAATTTCTTTATGGTGGAGCAGCGGGAGGGGCTAAGTCATGGACGGGTTGTGTATGGATTCTGTTTATGGCTATTATCTACCCCAATACAAGATGGTACATTGCCAGGAACGAGTTAAAGGATATTGTAGATTCGGTTTACGTTACTTTTATTAAGGTTGCTAGAGAGTATGGGTTTACCGATTTCAAATACAATGCAGTAAAGAACTGGATTAACTTAGGGAACGGTAGCCATATTAATTTAATTGAGGTAAAGTACAAGCCGAGTGATCCGATGTATGAAGATTTAGGTTCTACGGAATATACTTCGGGATGGATTGAGGAAATTGGGGAAATTAACGAAAGAGCTGCTACGGTATTGCTTTCAAGAACCGGACGACACTTAAACCATAAATACGGAATTAGAGGGAAAGCATTTTACACTTGTAACCCGAAGAAGAATTGGGCGAAGATGGCTTTTTATGATAAGGATAAAAACGGTACTTTAGAAAAAGATAAAAGATATTTGTCTTGTTTGATTACTGAGAACCCTTTTATAGAAAAACAATACGTTGAGAATTTAAGGAAACTTGCTGAGAAAGATAAATCACTTTATGAAAGATTATTTAAAGGTAATTGGGATTACGAGGAAAACCCGAATGCTTTATGTGAGTATGAAATGATTGAAGAGATTTACGATAACGACCACGTAGAAGAGGGGAAAACATATTTAACTGCGGATATTGCCCGATACGGGTCTGATAAGGCGGTTATTTTTATTTGGAAAGGGTGGACTATAATCGACTCTAAGACTTTTGACATATCAAAAACAACCGACATAGAACATTCTATTAGAATTTACAGAAGAAAGTACCAAATACCAAAGAATAGGTGTGTTGGTGATGCCGATGGAGTTGGTGGAGGCGTTGTAGATGGTACTGGAATAGTAGGGTTTGTGAATAATGCTAGACCTATAAAGGAAAAAGGGGATATGCCCAACTATAAGAACTTACAAGTACAATGTTTGTATAAGTTGGCAGACAAAGTAAATGAAGGGGGGCTTTACATAAATTGCGACTTGAGCAATGAACAGAAGGAAGAAATTAAAGAGGAATTAGACCAAATTCAAAGTAAGAACACTAATGAAAGGAAGTTGGACTGTAAAACCAAAGCCGAAATCAAGCAAGACATTGGTAGAAGTCCCGATTATAGGGATGCTCTTTTAATGAGGGTTTACTTCGATTTAAAGAAGACGAAAAGGACATTTGTAGGCACTAGAAAAAGAAATACGATATAGCATATTTTTTTTACCTAAACGCCTTATTTTTAATTAATCTAAATAAAAGGTGTTATTTGTAAAAAAATAATTATACTTTTACAACCGTAACACATTACAAAAATATGACACTTGGTAATGACGAAATTATAGGATTAATAGACTCTGGAACTTCCGACCAGTTAAAATTATCTACAAAAAGAGCGAAAAAACTAAATATGCACATTACGGGTAAGAACGTAGTTAATTATTTAGAAACTTTAAAGGACTACGAAACTATCGCTCAAAAACAACTTAGAGAGAAATTAGTAAAAACAAACCGTTCTCTTTTTTCTTTTATATTAAGGCCGACTGATAAAATATTTACTGCAAAGGGTGGGGCTATAAATTATAACCTAACTCAAACACAAGTTTCAGATTTAAAGGATGATATTAGTGCTGATGGTTTAGAGATTAAACGATACTTAAAAAAGGTTGTAAAGAAACAATACGTAATTGACCCTAATGGGGTTTTATTTGTTGATATCGACCCTATGGGTAAACTTGAAACCCATGTAATAAACAGCAAAGACATTCTTTGGTATAAAAACAGAGGTAATGTTGTAGAGGCTATTATATTTCAACCATACAAAAAGGATGGTGATGAAAATAAGGATAAACAGTTTTACCGAGTTATAGACGCTGAAAAAGATTATGTTTATGTTAATGATGGTGGGACGGTGTCTTTAGATGATGAAATGGATAATTTCTTCGGTTATGTTCCGGCAATTATTATGGGGGATGAAAAAGACCCGAATAATGATGTTTTTGAAAGTATGGTGTCTGATATAGTTGATGATGCTGATGAAATGCTAAGAGATATGTCGGTTAAGACCGTTCATAAATTATCTCATGCGTACCCTAGATATTGGAGTTACGCTCAAGCGTGTATTCGATGTGAGGGAGAAGGACAAGTAAGTAATAATATAGGAACGGTTGAAACACCCGAAATAGAAAGTGTTACGTGCCCTAGTTGTGGAGGTGATGGCCAAAAGAAAAGAACGAACCCTAGTGATGAAATGGTATTGCAAGTACCACAAGAAGGAGAGTCTAAAATTGCTCCTGAAGTTGCGGGATTTGTAAGTCCTGATATTGCAATGATGAAGTTCTATCAAGAAATGGAAGGAGAGTTGAAAAACTCTATGTTTCAAGCGACTTGGGGAACGACTTATGAAGGTGGTGGTAAAAGAGAAACTGCTACGGGTAGATTCTTAGATGCTCAACCAGTTCAAGATAGATTAAGGGATATTTCACATACGTTTGCCAAGTTTCACGAGTTTTTACTTAATGCTTATGGTAAGGTATTGTTGATTAACCCTAATTATGAAAGTTCAGTATCTTATGGTACTAGATATATATTAGAAAGTCCCGATGATATTTTAGATAAATACATTGAGGGAAGTAGAGAGAATATTTCGGAAGTAGGTATATTGGATTTAAGAAATAGATATTTCGAGGCCGAGTACCAAAATGATCCGTTAGAATTATCTAAAAAGAAAAAATTAGCGAAAATTGAGCCGTTCCCCACAATGAAGGTTAATGATGTTTTAAGTTCTGAGATTATTTCAGATACAGACAAACTATCAAAAGCACATTACAGTTCATGGGCTAGTACACTCACTCAAGCAGAATTAATATTTTGGAGTGAAAAGAAACTAAGGGCATCCTTAGAGGAGTACGTAAGGAATAAACAAGTAAATTCAAAAACAAGTAATAATGAGTAGAGAAATCAAAACTTTTAAGGCACAGGAATATCGCCGAGGGGAATGGGACGATGTTTTCACAAAAGACAAAGACGGGAAGAAAATCCCTAAAACTGTAAGAATTTCTGTTGAACACGCAGAATTATTAACTACGGATGCAGAATCACTTGCAAGACAAAGCGGTGGACGATCAACTTCAATGTTTAGATACGTTGAGGTGAAAAAAGCAGAAAAACCTACTAAAAAGGAAGATGAAGTTGACGCAAAGCCTAAATTGGCTGATTTAAGAATACAGTACCCCGATATTAAAGCCACAAGCGTAGATGCGTTCTTGGCTAAAGTTGAAGAACTAAAAAAATAAATTATGTATAACAAGGCAACACAAGACAAAATAGCGGGAATGCTAGGTCTAAACGCAGAGGAATTTGCAAAAGGATGGGTTTCTGAAGAGGAAACCGATGTAACATTCGCTGAAGGGCGTTTTTTAACAACAGAACAAGAAGACACGTTAAAAGACAATCACGGTAAAGCACGTTACGATGTTGGTGCGGAAGCATCAAGGGAAATGCTTATGAAGGATATGAGTAAGAAGGTTGGTTTTGAAACATCTATTAAAGATGTTGATAAATGGATTGAGACCTACAAGAAAAATATCTTAAATGAAGCGAATATTGAACCTAATCAAAAATTAGAGGATGCAAATTCTTCTATTGAAAAACTTAGGGCACAGATTACTGAAAAGGATTCTGACTATTTACACTTGCAGAAAAAAGTAACTGAAAATCAAGTAAAATTTGATGTGAAGTCTTTTATTCCTGAAATACCTGAAGGTTTGGGTATTAGTAAGGATGATGCAACTAATTTGTATTTCATGACCCACGAAGTAAAGGAAGATGGTGTTTACAAGAACGGTACTTTATTAAAGGACAATCTTGAAAAAGCATTAACGACCCAAGAATCTGTAAACAGTTTTATTACTGAAAGAAAATGGAATATTGACCCCCCGAAAGGTAGAGGGAAAGGTTCAGGAAAATCAGGAAGTGGAACACCTACGACAATGGAAGATTATGAAGCAGCTATAAAAGAAAAAGGGTTCAGACCAGGTAGTGCTGAGGCTAACGCATTACTTTCTGAAATAGCCAAAGAACATCCTGAAATATTGGATTAATAATTAATTAAAAACTAGAACAAAATGGCAAATATGACTGCTACGCAATTGTTAAAAGCAATTGTAAAATCACAAAACGGAATATTCGGAGAGGCTGAAATGAGAACCTTTGAACATTCTTTAACAGGACTATTGTTAGGTAACGAAAACGAAGTGTTTTCAGGTCTTAATTCAATGAAATTGTCCGATGAACAACCGACAAAAGCAATTCTATTCAATAGAGTTTCTACTGCTTCGGGAACTGCAAAAGAGGCTGCCCATAGTGCCGCTGCATTCGCAGATACATTTGAAAAAGATGTTGCTTACATTAAGCGTGTACAGAAATTTAAAGTTTCTTACAAACAGGCTGACAACAATCAGTTTGGGTATCAAGAGATTTTGAATCACAACATTAAGAACGCATTGATTAATCTTTACGAAGATATTTCTGCTTACAATGTTGCTTGGTTAGACACTAATAGGACACAGGTTGGGGTTGACTCATTACTTGTTTTTGACGAGGTAACTAATGACCAATTTGATGTTTTAGCGGCTGATAAAGATAATTTATTTGAGTACCTTAAATCATCTATGCGTAAGAATAAGTATAGACCAATGTTTGACATGGTTGGGGATCAAAAGAACGCTGCTGAATACAGACGTATTGGAGCACAAGGAAGTGGGAACTCAACAAACTTGAGTTATACTATTCCTGGGTTTAATTATGTTGAAGAAGAGCAAATTGCAAACTCTGCTTTAGGGCTTGGTTATGTATGGCAGTCAGGAATGGTTGGTATGACAACTTGGAATGAACCTATGAACCGTAGAGGATTCGGAGAGCCAGGAGACAAC